CACCGTCTAGTCATCACCGAAGCATACGGCGACGGCGAAGCTGTCACCGCAGAAGATGGTGCTTTTGCATTCTCGGCTGGCCTAGTCCCCGGTGAAGTTGGCATGGAATACGACCGCGATCCAAACGCTGGTAACGGTGGCGGTGGTGAAATCCTCCGCACTCGTATGTCGATGGTAGTTGCGCCTCAGGGCTTCAGCTACGTTGGCGAAGAGAAGCCCGGCGTTGCTGGTCTTGCACTGAACACCAACTGGTTGATGGCTGCTGAAGACATCAAGGACATTGGTTTCCGTTCGGTGAAGTTCACCGCGTAAGCGAACAACCCATAGAAAAGCGGCTCGTCACACTCCGGTGCGGCGGGCCGCTTTCGTCTTGGAGTAAATACCAACATGGCGACATTACCTACAGTTGAAGCGGCAGACGCTTATCATGAACCAAGGCTCAACACCGTTTGGGAAGAGCTTACTTACGAGAAGAAGGAGGCCGCGCTGTACAAGGCGTTGGACTATCTCACCTTCTACGAGCTGCGAGATTACTCGCAAGAAGTTGCCGCTAATATCACGAAGTATGATGCGCTGGTTGAGCGAGCAATTATCATGCTTGCTCCTGAGCTTGCCAACGCAAATAGCATCGCAGCTAGTCCGTTGGTGGTAAAGGAATCCAGTAGCGTTAAGCAGGGTCTAGTGGCCGAAAGCAAGGAATACGCTCGCCCATCGGCAGACCGTTTCCCCCAAGTAACAGCATTACTCCAACCGATCCTAGTATCATCCAAGCTAGGCGGTAACGGGCTAATGAGAATTATCAGAAATTAAGAGGTTATCATGGCAAGAAAAAAGAAAACAACCGAGCAGCCCGTGGTTGCCGCAGAACCTACCATTACCCCCAAGGATATTACTGAGAACTCTGTCGAAGCTACGGAGACTGCTACCGCTGGCATTAATGTAGATGCCTTAGAGAAGGCAGCAGACGCAGTTTTGGAAATTGGAAAGAAGGCCCTAGAGCAAAAGCCAAAGGCTGACACCATTCCTATGCTGTTCATCCAGCACAAGAAGTCCAAGTTCGCTACGCTGATTCCAGAAGCCGAATTCATGGCTCACGATGAAGACTATCGTAACGGTTGGAACATCGTAGACCGCGCCCCAAAGGCGAAGGACTAAGCTATGACCCCGCTAGAGGCTCAAGCTAAGCTAGACAGTGCCATTGAAGAATATGGCACTCGCGCTACCCTTACTTCTGCCTCTAGCGTCGTCGTGGACGAGCGCGAAGGCACTGTTACTAAAAGTGACAGCACCCGTTCGATAATGCTTTCCGAGGACCATGTAGAGGTCACTGCCGTTGATGGTGTTTACGTTGCAGAAGCAACGGCAACGGTGCGCTTGGACGAGGAAGTCCAAGTTGGTGACACAATCGCGTTCGGTGGCTGGACGTTCCGCGTTGGTGCTACCTTGGACACTGAAATCCAAGGCGTCGGCCTAGGGCAAAAGCTGTTCCTGAGGTCGATCTAATGGCCAGTGGCTTGCGCAACCTGAGGGGCTTCAAGCAGGGGCTGAAGCGGGGGCAGAAGAGCTTCGAGGACGCTGCGCTCAAGCGACAGAAGGACATTGCGAAAGCGATTGTCGTCAATCTCGTCAACGCAACACCAAAAGACACTGGAGAGGCAGAGTCCAACTGGCAAGCTGGCATCGGCAGCACACCAACGTCTGTCCTTGAACCAACCTCGCCAAGTGAGACGATCGCGAAGGCTTTTGCAGTGATTGACGCACTTCAGCCCGGCGAAGTCCTGAACATCGTCAACAACGTGGATCACCTCAAATATCTCATCGCAGGTTCATCCACTCAGGCACCGCAAGACTTCGTGGTGAAGGAAGTTCAGCGCGCTATTCGGGAGACCCGCAAATGAGCATCGAGATAGACGTTAGAGCGCTGACAGACCGCTTTCTAAGCGAGTGGGATGAAAAGCATTCCGAGATACCAAGGCTGCTTGAGAACATGCCAACGCAGAGGCCAGCAACAGGCCCCTTTGTGCGCTTCATTGCCGACCCTAACGAAGTGGCACATCGCGCAGGTGGCAAAGACAATCCTGTGATGGAGCGAACTGGACAAGTTACGATCCAGATTTGCGTACCAGCCGAAGAGGGAAACAACCTCGCATGGAAGCTGGCAGACAGTTCAAGAGCTATCTTCCATTTCTGGCACAGTGCTGACGACAAACTGCGCTGCGGTGACAGCCGAATTAACCGTCGCCCTCCCCTAGAGAACGACCCCTATTTCATCGTCACTGTGTCTACGTCCTACCAGTCCATCCGGCACGGATAACGCGGTCCGACTAAATACGTCGGAAGCCGCTGCGGCTTCGCAAACTCTAATTAAATGGAGGCCGCAAATGGCAATTAATAATGGTGATACACGTATCGCTATCGTTGCAGAGACCACAAAGGGGTTTACTCCTGCAACTCCTGCTTTCCTGTTGGTTGACCACCTTCCCGGATCAAAGATCGCAGAAGCTGGCGATTCCAATAGCTCGAACACTCGTAAAGCTGGACGTACTTCGTCGGGTCAAGTTGTTTCGGGACGCCGTGCAGAAGGTACGATCCAGAGCGAATTGAAGCGCGATGCTGCAACCGAACTTCTGTTGGCGTCAGCCTTCTGTGGTTCTTGGCAAGGCGACGTACTGAAGGGCGGAAAGACTGACACCTCATTCACTGTAGAGCAGACTTTCTACGATGGTGATGCAGAACACATTCGTCGCGCAACCGGTGTACAAGCTAGCTTCAGCCTTGAGTGTGAATACAACGGCTTCGCAACTGCGACCTTCGAACTGCTCGGCCTAGGTTGTGAGCATGAGGTTGAGCCAATCGCTGACGCAACCTACGTTAACGCTTCCACCAAGCCCTTCATTCGTGGCGAGAAAGTCACCAATGTCGTTATTGGTGGTCTGAACGGCATCATCCCAACCAAGCTCAGCCTTTCGGTAATGCCAGAGCGCGAAGCTAAGGGTGGCTTTGGTTCACTTTCCGCTGCATTCATTGGTACTGGTAAGAAGCAAGTTGAAGGTAGCCTTACCTTCCTCGCATCTGACCTCGCTGGTATGAACCTAACAGGCGAAAGAATTAACATCAGCTTCCAGATGGAAAGCGGTGTGAATGGCTACCAGTTCAGCATTCCAGTTTCCGCAATCGGTGTCGTTTCAGACAATGAAGATGGTACTGCGCTTGAAATCGAAGTTCCATTCATCGCTGACCGTGATGAAGTTCAGGAAACCGACATTGTACTAACTCGCCTTTCCTAATCACTCCTGATTAATAGGGCGAGCGTGGGGCCACTTTTATCTGGTTGGTGGCCCCACAACCATGAGCAGCAACTAAATACACTGCAATCGCTTTTGGTTGCCTCAAACCGGAGAACTACATGACATATAATTTCAAGAAGAAGGCTCCCCGTAAGGATACGATTGACCACACTGTCTATCAACCAAATGGTGACGAAGTTGGTGGCTTCACAATCAAGTACCACCTGCAAAGCGATCCTCGCTGGACCAAGCGCCTCATGGATATGAAGAAGCTGCTAAAACCAGCCGATGTGCGTCGCCTCGAAAATCCAAAGACTGAAGAGGACATTCTTTTCACTCGTCAGCAGAGCATGAATGCTTTCATCGATCACGTTATCGTAGATAGCAGGCTGCTTGGTGAGGACGATGAGGTTATCCCTCACAGTGCAGAAATGCTGAAGGAGTATTTTGCTGACCCTGAGAACTTCTGGGTTTTCTCGGAAATCGACCAGACATCAGCAGAGGTAGCGAACTTCCGCATTGAGCAGGCTGAAGAAGCAAAAAACGACTAACAAAGCGCATCGCCTTCCACGTCACAAACAACGGAGGCGATACGCGCAAGCGGGCAAGAATTGAAGCAATGGCGGAGGACGGAAACCCTTCTGCCATTGCTGAACTAGCCAAGCTGGATGCCGATACCCCAAAACTCAAGCCAGAAGACCAGTTCTATTGGGATGCCTTTTGGAGACTAAACCGGGACAGGGATTTTGGCATGGGGGAAGGATATATACCTTTCCAAGCAATCGACTGCTTCGCTCGCAGATATGACATAGACGATTGGGACTTCGAAGACCTCTTTTCCAACATAACCGCGATGGACACGGTCTACATGGAGGAAAAGGAAAAGAAGCGGCCCAAGGGTAAAAACTAACTCTCCGCAGGTCCGACTAAATACCGGACCCTAGCGGAGAGTTTTTCTATGAGCAATGAAGCGGTCCTAGTACAAGTAGACGGTAGTGGTGCCGTTAAAGCTCTGTCGCGGACAGAAGCTGCATTCATTCGAAATGCTAGAAGCGCTGATAGCTTTGACCGCTCGCTAAGCCGACTTGATAGGACCTTTGCGCGCACAGAGCGCGCTTCCAAGTCGTCGGCAGATGCATTCATTCGGACAGGTGCTGCCGCTCGCAAAATGACGG